ATGACTGAGCAACAAGAAAAATATGATGCCACATATAAGTTCGGCAATACCACGGTCCATGTGGTGGCACCAAAGCAGATAACTCCTGAAAAATTCGACCGGGTGATGAAAGAATTCCATAATGCCGGCTGGTCGATCATCAATGAGCTCATAAGAAAAGGCAAGGAGGTGTAATGACATGGAAAAGACCATCCCTTTTGAAGTTCTTCTTTTCCTCAAAGATGGTATCAAACACGAGATCAGAGAGCTTCTCAGATCCAATATTAAACCTGATGCAAATTTTTTAAGTCAAGTTGAAAATAGTATTCGCTTTCTGGATGAACATCAATCGGTGAGTACTAAAAACCTGTGGGATCTGTTTAATGAATTAAAAGCTCTATCCTGATGATTATTTTAACGATTTGTTCCTTCACAACTAAATATCGTTTTTGTGAAAGAAAGGGAGATGTAATTTGTCGATTGGTGAAAGCTTATTAGCTTACAGGACACAGAAAGGATTGAGTCAACAAGAGATTGCTAACGAACTTCATGTCGATCGTTCGTTAATCTCAAAGTTGGAACATGGTAAGGAGAAAATTGCCGAACATCATGAACCTGCCATTGCTAAACTAAATTGGCGACTTGCTCTGACGATAATTGATGAAAAGAGCGGCGGATACATATCAAACATCTTAGATGAGGTCCCGAACTTAGATCTTCACCCGGCCGCACTAAAGGATTTACTTTTGAAGGAACTTAACGAAGCAGAAGAAGCATTGGAGGGTCTCTTGTTGGCGCGACATCTTGATCCGGAAAAAAGAAAGCAGACGGCTGAAAAAACGTGGCATGAGATCCGTGATGTCATCGAAAAGGCCCTAATCATGCAAGGTGTCTTAGAAGAAGAGTTCGGATTGGATGCTAACAGACTGAAAATAGTGCACGAATATCAACTCAAGCGCGGTGAGCGCTAAATTTTATCAAGAGCGTTGGACAAGCAGTTTAACCTATTCGTGTACGAAGGGGGTTCAGAAATTTGCAAAAGCTCGAAGAAAAAGTTATGTCAGAACATCTACTTGAAGCAACGCGATTAGTGAAGCTTATCGATCACTTCAATCAAAGAGGAAAATTCGATATGGCGTATGAATGCCATAAAAAATTAGAAAGGCTTTATGCATACAAACGTGAACAAGAACAGCTTGAATTGTTGAAGCAAAACTTGATCGCGCGAGGATATTCAGAAATCGTCATAAAAATTGAGGAGGTCCATTTACATGGGTGAAATTACAGTCGGCGAATACCTAAGCCTTAAGGCTAAAAAGGACATTCTTTTTAACGGTTTGCAGTGGTGTCTCTCAACCAAGCAAAATACATTAAAAATCAGTCAAGCAGCGTTTGAATTTGGTTTGATAAAGACCGAAATTGCTTCAATCGAAGCGGACTTAAGAAAAAAACTAAATAAAAAGACTGTCGCAAATGCGACAGCCTAACGCCAACTCCATTATACCCCCTGATGCTAACCATGGCAAGTGCGACTGCGGTCGCTCTCGCCGTTGGAGCCATGAGTTTCCACTCACAAACACGTTCGTCTCCTCATGGCTCGAACGGCGCGAAAGTGCGCCAGCAAACGGGAGACCGAATTAGAGTGGTCCGTGCCAAATACATATCGTGGAAAAGGAGGAATGAAAATGACCTATGAAGCGTGGATCAACGGCATTAAGCAATTAAACGTGGAACTCAACAAAGAGAGCCTCGGGATTATAGGACTTATCAATCGAATAGCTGAAAACGCCAAAAAGGAGGAAAACAAGGGTGACAAAAATCAGCAATTTCCTGGCTGACTATGTATCAGACGGCGACCTTCACGCACGATTGGAAAATGTTAAATACTCGACGGGACTCAGGAAGATCATTACGATCGGGGACATGCTTGATCATTTTGAAAAAGAAAAAAGCACTGACAAAGTCAGCGCATAACCCAACAAAATTTTATATCATTTCCCCCTTGATGGCAAGTGCGACCGCGGTCGCTCTCGCCGTTGGAGCCATGAGTTTCCACTCTCCTCATGACTCGAACGGCGCGAAAAGTGCCAAATATGATCGGAACCGTGATAAATATGAACGGCGACTTATTACATATTGCGGTCATGCTAATTGTAAAAAAGGAGAGGGTGAAACAATGAAAGTTTTTAAAGTCATTGCCAATGATATCATGCCGATCTATGAAACCGAAACCGGCGAAAAAATTGTAAATGCCAGGGTACTTCATGAAAAGCTATTCATATTGACTCGTTTTAACGATTGGATTGCCAGAATGATTGATAGTTATGGCTTTATCGAAGGTGAAGACTTTTACTCATTTTTGAGTAAAAGTGGGGGGCGTCCAACAAGGGAGTATCATTTGACTTTAGACACAGCCAAAGAAATCGCTATGGTCCAGAACAATGAGGCTGGAAGGGCAATACGAAAATACTTCATTAAGGTGGAAAAACAATATCGTCAACAGTACCAACTGCCAAAAACTCAAGCTGAAATGATGCTCATGGCCGCCCAACAACTTGTTGAGCAGGAAAAGCGCATTAACCGGCTTGAAAATGATTTAGCCGCAGCACATCATCGGATAGATAACTTCGATAAGATCGACACCATAGGAGATAAGCAACAGCGGTTAAACAAAATGATTCGCTTATATGCCGGAAGTAATGGTTATTCATTCGCTAAAGCATGGAAACACTTTCGGTCGGCATTTAACACAGCCTATAGGACGAACCTAAAACTTTTGATTGAAAACTATAAGTTTAGTCATGGATTAAAGGAACTATCGATGCCGGAATATCTTTCGCGTGTGGATCGTTTGGATGACGCTATAAGGGTAGCGGATAAGCTTCTCAATGGACAATATCAGGCAGCAAAATAAAAAGATCAGCCATTGAAAAGCTGATCAATAAAAGATTTTACAAACTTAATTATAACATTTTAAGGTAGGCGTTTACTATTCTTTATGAAATACCAATTCCTCATGAGTATTTATTCGCAAAAGGACTAAATAATGGGCAACGGTTATTTAAGCAATATGTTAGGGCTTATATTGAGCATAATTTTCCAGAACTCAGGTTAATTAAAATTCGAGGCATGGCAGCAATCTGCGAAAAACGTTAGGAGGATGAGGTAATGGCAAGACCTCAAAAGGAAGGTTTAGATTACTTTCCGCTCGATGTAGACATAGATCAAGACGAAAAGATTGCTCTCATTGAAGCGCAGCATGGGCCGATCGGATTTGCGATTATCGTCAAGATTTTAATGCGTATCTATCGCAACGGATACTTTTATGAGTGGGGCGAAAAGGAACAATTACTTTTTTCAAAGGTAGTTAATGTAGACATTAACCTAGTTATTGATGTCGTAAACGATTGCCTAAAATGGGGTTTATTCAGCAAAAAAATGTTTGAAGAGCATGGAATCCTTACATCTCGTGGAATCCAAAGAAGATACTTAGAAGCAACAGCGCGGAGAAACAAAACCAAAATCACCGATGTTTACTGTCTTTTATCGGATGATGAATTAAATGGATACAAAAACGTGGTTATTGTTGACATAAACGATAAGCCAATCGAGGTTTACGCAAACAATAATCCCCAAAGTAAAGTAAAGGAAAGTAAAGTAAAGGAAAGTAAAGTAAAGAAGAGTAAAGAAAGTAGCCAAAGTAAACATGCGGCGTCGGATTTTTTCATCGAGAACTTTGGTATGGCAAGTCCATTTGTCATTGAATCCATCGAACAGTGGGTCGATGACTTTGATCAAAACCAGGATATCGTGATCGCAGCCATGCAGATCGCTTTGAAGAATAACGTGCGGAATTTTAAGTACTGCGAATCGATACTCAAAGAATGGCATTCTAATAATCTTCGAACTTTGGAAGCTATAAGAGCCTACGAAACCAACAAAAGGGATAACAAAATCAAAAGGCTAAGAGTTGGTAATCAGCGTACAGAAATCATTCCGAAATGGATGAAGGAGGGTGAAAACTTCGTGGAAGAACCACCACCGGAGGAATTTGAAAAAAGAGTCAAAGCGCTTGAGTCAATGTTAAGCAATCTTTGAGGGGAGGGATCGGTGAGTCTATTCTAATTTTTAATCGTTTAAAAGGGTGGATATGTATGACTATTCCAAGGATATTACATTATCCAGGTAGCAAATGGAGTATAGCCAATTGGATAATAAGTCATTTTCCAGAGCATCAAACATATCTTGAGCCATTTTTCGGAAGCGGGGCTGTACTCTTTTCGAAGCAGAGAAGCCCATTGGAAACCATAAATGACCTTGATGGTGATATTGTCAACCTTTTTAAAGTAATACGAGAACGGCCAGATGAATTGGCATATGCGATTAGATTTACTCCGTATAGTCGAGAAGAATATTTAAAAAGTTATCTCGAGGCAGAAGATGAATTAGAACGAGCTCGAAGATATATCGTTAGGCTTTGGCAGGGTCGCGGTGGTAAAACATCACATCGTACGGGTTGGAGAAACATGATCGAATTAAATGGTCCGTTACCCGGTAAAGAATGGCTAAGATTTCCGGAAAAGATTTCGCTCGTTGCTGAAAGATTAAAAGGTGTCCAAATAGAAAACCAAAATGCGATTGAATTAATTAAAAGATACTCGAGGCAGAATGTTTTAATCTATGCGGATCCACCTTACATTTTATCGACGCGTACCACATCAAGTTATAAACACGAAATGACAGAAGATGATCATGAGGAACTTATTCACCTTTTAGATAAACACCCGGGTCCGGTCATTTTATCCGGATATGCTCATCCCCTTTATGATAATTATTTAAAACATTGGCAACGGGAAACAAAACGAGTAAAAGCTGAGGCTGGAGCAATCAGAGAAGAAGTCCTCTGGATTAATCCAGTTGCTGCAGAACAAGGATTCATTCAGCAAACGTTATTTTGATTCGTATCACGTAGAAACGGCGCCCTATACAGGACGCCGAATAGCTGAAGGTGACGATATGAGTTTTGGTGTTACGGCTATGGTTTAACGGACTACCAGACGTAGGATGTACCAACAATAATCAAGAGGATAAACAATACGACGATTAACGCAAAGTTAAAACCATATCCGTATCCACCACCCATTTGATAACTCATTTATATCACCACCTTAATGAGTGATATTGCATGTTATGGGATATCAAAGTTGAATGATATGGACAAACGTTCAAAACTGCTAAAAACAAACATCTGAACATCATAAAAATGCCCTTTATTTTACTGAACAGTTTGTAGGACATAAAAAATGAGGTGATAAAATGAATGATTTTGTAACGGGAACATTACTCATCGTTGCATGGTTACTCTCGTCAGTCATTGTTGGCGCCGTAGCCTACAAAACGGGCCGGCTTGATGAGAAATTGGAGCGTGAGTGGAATGGCGACTGATGTTATGGATCGGGAAAAGCGTACAGCAATAGTAAAACAAATCAATGACATCATCGAAGAGAACTGCCATAAATGCCCATACCGCTCTACTCCTGATTACATGGAAGTTTGTGTCGGTTGCCCGATACTGGACAAGCTCCAGACACTCGGTAAGACCCTAACTGATAGTAATGACGAGAGCAAAAAAATCAATCAGATTTTGTCTAAAGGCGAGAATATGACGACATCGGAAATGATGTATCTCCTGGAAATTGGCGTACCAAAGAAACAAATCAGAAAAGCAGTAGGCACTAAGGAACTAGCATTCAATTCCCTTTTATTAAACCTACAAAAGGGATCTAACAAGGAGGTTGTTGGATGAATTTATCTAATTTGTTTGATGCGCAGCGGAGACTAGACGAGCGAATCATTGAAGAAAAGGAGCTTGAGGGACAAGATTTATTACCAAACATCATTTTAGCCTCATTAGTGGAATTGGCCGAATGTGCTAATGAATGGCGTGGATTTAAACACTGGAGTAACGACCAAGAACCCCGTCCAAAATTACTTGAAGAATTTGTTGATAAATTTCACTTTGTTCTTTCAATTGGAAATCAACTAGGTTTCGATAAAAATATAACCTCACCAAAACCATATAAGGAGTTAGACTTAATTAACCAATTTATCGCTTTATTCCATGCTACCGCGTCATTACGATGGTTTCAAAAGTTAGAACATTATGTCACTGTATTTAATTTGTTCTTAGGTCTCGGTGAAATGCTCGGATTTACATGGGATCAGATTGAGCAAGCATATTTTGAGAAAAACAAAATCAACCATCAAAGACAAGAAAGTGGTTATTGATGAAGTGCCCTGTATGTGAAGGTAATACAAAAGTTGTAGATGTCAGGGAACGGAAAAGTAAGATTTATCGAAGGAGGGAATGTTTGGAATGTGGCTATAGATTTGCCACTTATGAAATCGAGAATGGCCAGTTCAGTGATATGCTTACAAATATCATGATCCAATCAATTAATAGTTTCATTGAAAGGGAATTCCCATCATTAAAAGCGAGGAATACCAAATGAGATTAAGGGAGAAGCAACCCATTCTAAAATTGCCCGAATCGGAGCGACTGATGATGATTGCATGGCTTTCATTGATTACTGGTTTTCCAAAGAGTTATTGGCAGCAGAAAGATGATTACCAAATCAAAAAACTGTATGAAGCAAATGTTGAAGAGCATGGTTATGAGTTGATGGAAATCTAAAAATCTAGTGAATGATAACTGAGGAGGTGTAAGGATTGAGAACAAAACGGACTTTAGCTACAGCTAAACCAAAATTGGGATCGGTTGAATGGCAACGTCAAGTTATACGGCAAGAGGCTAGAGAATCACTCAAAGAAAAGCCGAAAAAATAAAAAAGCCGGCCATTCGCCGGCTACCCCAAACGTTGATCCTAACTACATATTATCACAAGGGGTGGCCGGGATGGAAGAGAACAAGTTGGAAGCAACCATTGATTTACTGGACAATTCTAAGCTATGCATAGTAAAAGACGGCCAGCTTATAAAATATGAGTTGCCGGAATACGGTGAATTAACGCTGACCATTCATCAAGGGAAAGTATGTGAGATAAAAACAACAACAAAAACAAGAATATAGTCCGACCGGACAACCGGAGGGCACTAAATGACGCAAATGCGTTGTTTGGTGTCCTTTTATTTTTGTGAAAGGAGAACAGCGATGAGGACGATTCAAAGCGAGCTGAAACGTCTTGGTATTTCCAAGAAACGACATGAACCGAGAAAAAAACACGATCATGAAAAACTAACCGAACGCGAGATTAAAGACCTTATGGGGGTTAATCGACCGACTTATAAGAGGTACAAAGGAGCTTATCGTCAAAGGAGCTGATCATGTTGCGCGTTTTGCTATATGAATACAAAAAAACAGTAAGGTTACTTAGGAAAGCTTACCGACAAACAGAGATGATTAAGGATATGGCAGAACGAGAGTCCAATAAGAAAATCATAAGCAGCATGATCAAGGATACAGAATTTGTGATTGATTGGATTCGGAGCGGACGAGAACCTGGTAAAAGACGTGGTGCCGAAAGGGTAAATGTTTATTTAGTGGATCCCATGATGATGGACAGTGTTCAATATAACATTCTTGGTCATAAAAAAAGTGAGTTATCGCTAGAGGATAAAAATCTTATCAAAAAGGCATTACGAACTTTGTCGGACCGGGAACGCGAGGTATATATATTACATTATGCTGAACTTCTTTCACTCGAGGAAATAGCACAATTGTTATCAGTCAAGAAAAGCACCATCCAAACCACATTAAAACGCGCACAATGCAAAGTAAGAAAGGAGATTGAGACTCATGAACTTTGTGCAGCCCATTCGTGATCAAGAAAAGATAAATCAAATGTATGAGGTACTGCGGAAACAAAGCGAGCGTAATTTTATTCTTTTCTTGCTTGGTATTTCTTTAGGATTAAGGATCTCCGATTTATTAACGTTAAAAAAGGAAGACCTGTACCAATCCCATATATGGATATGGGAGAAGAAAACAAAAAAGAGTAAGAAGTACAGAAAACAAGTGAGGATACCAGGTTACATCAAAAAGTATCTTATTTCTTATGCAGACAAGTTGAATGATGGTGATTATGTATTTAAAAGTAGGCAAGGGGGAAATAGACCGATAGACCGGTCTACAGCATACCGGATATTAAATAAGGCTGCCAAAGAGGTTAATCTAAAAGAAATTGGTACACATACTTTGCGCAAAACGTTTGGTTATCACTTTTATAAAAAGACAAAGGACGTAGCTACGCTTCAAAAACTATTTAATCATTCGAGCCCTGAAATCACATTAAGGTACATCGGAATCACGCAAGATGAAATAGATAAGGCCATCGACAAAGTAAGGCTTATTTAAATTTTATCCTTATCAGTACAACAAAAATATGTATAGTGTGCACTCATTAAAAAAATTTTTTTATCTCAGTGATGACAAGGGTTTTCACGTTTTAGTGAGTGCAACAGTTTATGTATTGAAGTGCACTTGTCATACGACTTGCACTTATTAGTGAAGGGATCATTTTGTATATGTATGTCGATGGTTGTTAGTTTTTGAGTTAAACATATACAAGGAGGTAGTTCCTTCAAAAGCAAAAAAATGCCACCTTTTTAGGCGGCGGAAACAATAGAAAATTACTTTTATTTACCTTTTTTACCTTTCGCTTGAGCAAGGGCACTTGCTGCAATTGATTTTGTTCGAGAACTAGATCGACCATCTGATAAAGCCTTTGAAGCTTTTGTTGCTACAGATTTACTAGTTACTTTTCGTTCGCTTGGTTTCTTTGACATATTGACTACCTCCTTTTTTACATTTTTCTTTAAATTAGAGGTTAATTCCTTCTTTTGTCGAAGTATTTTGTGAAGGGAGGTGGAGTATTTGAAACTGGATGAAATTGATAAAAAGTTATTGAAGGCAATTTACGACAAGGATTTTAATAATAAACCAATCGATTGGACTGCTTTTAATTTTGAATCAAATAATCACAAAGCTTTCCATTTAAAAAGATTGGAACGATTTGGCTTGGTAGAATTCGAAGGATATGTATTTGATACCGGTGGAAAAACAGATCCAAAATACGGTTTAGCAATAGTATTCGTACATCAAGAAGGGATACACATTAAAGAAAAAGGTATTGAATTAATTGATAATTAAAATACTTATTAAAGCACTCTTTAATAGGGTGCTTTTTAATTTTGGAGTTGATTGAAGTGAACTTCTATAAAACTCAAAGATGGAAGAATAAACGTGAGAAGGTATTAAGACGTGACGAATATCTATGCCAGGAGTGCAAACGGTATGAGCGCACTACTGAAGCTAATACTGTTCATCATATAAGACCATTGATGGTTAGTCCTGAATTAAGATTAGACAGTAGTAATCTCGTTAGCCTTTGTAATACATGTCATGAGCGCATGCATGATCGAAAGACCCATGGATTATCAGAGCTTGGTGAGCAGTGGGTCAAGAGAATGGAGATGATTAGAGGTTATGGAACCAATCGAAGCCTTTAAGAAGTTAAGGGAAATTTGTGATGACATTGTAAAGGCATATGAAAGTGAAGATGAGCAAGCCATTGAGACTGCCATGGGGAGATTCTTATTTTTGTGCATGCAATTACAAACATCGAAATAACCCCCCCACCTTTAATAATTCAAATATAGGTTAGGGAGACCGGGGCAAGGGAGGTTTTTCCAATAGCGCGAATGTCAGAGAAAAAGGGGTGATGACAATTGGCGAAAACTAAAAGAGCCGTTGAAAATGAAGTGAAACGAAAAATGAAAGAGCTCGGAATATATAAAAAAGAATATGATCAAATCATAAAAATTTATGCTGGAATGCTGTTTCAGTACCAAGTATTTGAAAAGCAGTTTGAAGAGTCTGGTTTTCAAATTACAGAACAATATACAAATAAAGCTGGTGCAACAAATGAGCGAAAAGTCCCTCTTTTAACTGCCATGGAAAGTTTGAGAAAAGATATTGCGGCATACTCCGATCGTCTTTGTCTGAACCCAAAAGCTTTGGAGAATGTAACAGCAGAAAAAGAAAGTAAGTCGAAATTGGCGAGTGTGTTGAGCAAGCTTGGCTAAGAAAAAACACAAAAATTTCGACTTGGTAATGGAGTATGCCAAAAGCATTGTCAGCGGAAAAAAAGTTGCTGCATATGAATTGGTACAAGCTTGTCAACGATTTTTAAAAGATTTAGAGAACCCAAAATACGAGTTTAATCCTAAAGACGCAGAATTCGTTATTCAAATAATCGAAAAAACTTTTGTCCATGACCAGGGTGAGAAATTGGACGGCACGCCATTACGTGGAGAGCCTTTTTTATTAGAACCATGGCAGAAATTCATCATCTATAACCTTCTTGGGTTTTATCTTAAAGGCACCATTATTCGCCGATTTAAAGAAGCTTTCATTTTTATTCCAAGGAAGAATGGTAAAACGCGATTCGTCGCAGCCTTATCATGGGCCCTTGCTTTACTGGAAAGAAAATCAGGATCAAAAATTTACATTGTTGGTGCTGCACTTGAGCAATCATTGCAGAGTTTTAACTTTATCAATTTTAACCTTGAGCAGATGGGGGAAAGACAAAACTTTAGGATTTTGGATAACAACCAAGAACATTCCATATCCGGAGATTTAGGAGATGGGTCACTCTATATTAAAGCATTAGCTGCCAATCCTGATCGGCAGGATTCATTAAACTGTAATGTAGGGATCGCTGATGAATTACATGCTTATAAAACCCCTAAACAATATAACATCATCAAGGAAGCGATGAAGGCTTACACAAATAAATTGATGATCGGAATTACCACGGCTGGCGATGATATGACCAGCTTTTGTTACCAAAGACTCCAATACTGTAAAAAGATACTTGATGGAACTGTAAATGATGAGTCTTATTTTGTATTCATTACGAAAGCTGACCAAGATGAAAAAGGCAATGTGGAATATACAGATCCTATTCAGCATGAAAAAGCTAATCCGAATTATGGTGTAACGATTCGTCCCGAGGATATTTTAAATGACGCTCTTCAAGCACAAAATGACCCTCAGCAGCGGAAAGATTTTTTTGCAAAATCACTAAATATCTATACAGCAGCAACCAAAGCTTATTTCAATATAGATGAGTTCAGGGCATCGGATCAAAAATATGATTGGACACTTGAACAGCTCGCAAAATTAAAAATTGATTGGTTTGGTGGTGCTGATTTATCAAAGATGCATGATCTTACGGCAGCTGCACTCTATGGAAATTATAATGGCGTTGATATAGCCATTACACACGGCTGGTTTCCAATAGTTGCGGCTGCGCGTAAGGCTGAGGAAGACAATATCCCATTATTCGGATGGAAAGATGATGGTTGGTTAGATATGTGTAATACGCCAACGGTAAATCATTCCGACATTGTAAATTGGTTTGTGAAGATGAAACAAATGGGATTTAAGATAAAAGAAGTTGGCTTTGACCGTAAATTTAGTCGAGAGTTTTTCTTGGCAATGAAAAGTAAGGGCTTTAGAATGGTTGATCAACCTCAATATTTTTATAAAAAATCAGAGGGTTTTCGTCGCATTGAGAAATCAGCAAAGGACGGAAACTTTTATTATTTGCATTCACAGGCATATGAGTATTGTGTTCAGAACGTTTCGGCAGTTGAAAAGACAGACGATATGATTCAATACGAAAAGGTCATGCCGGAGCACAGAATTGACTTATTCGATGCATCCGTATTCGGTGCCATTCGCATGTTAGAAAACCTTGAAAAGGCATCAACTGCAAATCAATGGTTAAAAGGTAGGTGATTAAATGGCGTTTTGGAAGAAAAAAAAGAGATCAACGAATTATGTAGGCTTATTTATGAATGGCGGAGATACTTCCATGCTGATATCAGGTTATACTCGGCTATCTGATAATCCGGAAGTAAGAATGGCTGTTCATAAAATTGCAGAACTTATATCAAGTATGACTATCCATCTAATGCAGAATACCGATAATGGTGATATACGAATAAAAAATGAACTTTCTAGAAAAATAGACATTAACCCTTATAGTCTAATGACCAGAAAGGCATGGATCTATAACATCGTTTATACCATGCTTTTGGATGGAAGAGGGAACAGCGTTGTATACCCAAAAATGGATAGCGGATTAATTTCTGAACTAATTCCTTTGCAGCCTTCAGGTATAAATTTTATTGATACCGACGAAGGATACAATGTTATTTATAAAGGACAAACTTATTCACATGATGAGGTTATTCATTTCATCATCAATCCGGATCCGGAACGTCCGTATATTGGACGTGGTTTTCAGGTTGTTTTAAAGGATATTGCAGATAATTTGAAACAAGCCACTATAACCAAAAAGAATTTCATGACTGATAAATGGCGCCCTCCCCTAATTATTGCTGTTGATGCCATGACAGAAGAATTGGCTAATGAAACTGGTCGAAAAGAGATTCTTAAAAAATATCGGTCTGATACAGAGAACGGTCAGCCATGGGTCATACCGGCTGATTTAGTTAAGGTTGAACAAATCAAACCATTATCACTGCAGGACTTAGCTATTAACGATGCAGTACAAGTCGATAAAAGAACCATTGCGGGCATGTTGGGTGTGCCGGCTTTTTTTGTTGGTGTTGGAGATTTCAAAAAAGATGAGTTTAACAATTTCATTAATACAACTCTTTTACCAATAGCTAAAGGAATGGAGCAAGAATTAACAAGGAAACTGCTATATTCTCCAGACTTGTATTTCAAGTTTAATCCTCGTTCTTTATATGCCTATGACATAAAAGAGCTGGCAGATGTAGGTGCAAACATGTATGTTCGCGGAATCATGGATGGAAATGAGGTAAGAGGTTGGCTTGGACTTTCTCCTGTTGATGGCTTAGATGAAAGGGTCATTCTTGAAAACTATATTCCTGCCGGCATGATCGGCGATCAAAAGAAACTGAAAGGTGGTGATGGAAATGAATAGGGATGTCCGTCAGACAAGAAGTCTACAGACGGAATTATCGACCCGTGCCGAACAAGAAGGCCAAGACATGTTTATTGAAGGCTATTTTGCAGTTTTTAATCAGCAAACTGAATTATGGCCAGGTGCATTTGAAGAAATTGCTCCCGGGGCTTTTGATGAAACCTTAAGCAATGATATCAGAGCTTTAATAAATCATGATACAACGCTCGTTCTGGGTCGTAACAAATCAGGAACTTTGGAATTAAGAGCCGACAGCCGGGGACTATGGGGAAAAGTGAAAATAAACCCAAATGATACGGATGCGGTTAATTTATATGAACGCGTCAAGCGTGGGGATGTGGATCAATGTTCTTTTGGTTTCAATATTTTAGACGAAGAGACCGAATACCGTGAAGATGGAACTATTAAATGGACCATCAAAAAAGTGGATCTTCATGAGGTTTCTGTTTGTACATTCCCTGCTTATGAAGATACTGGTGTACAAGCCAGAAAAGCTGAAGTAGAACAACGTCAAAAAAGGCAGTTAGAACAACGTAAACACAATTTGAAGGAGAGGTTGAAAAAATGGCATTGAAACAAATCATGCTTGCAAAAAAAATCGAGCAAAGAAAGACGGCACTTGCCGAACTTCTCACGCAGGAAGAGGCTTTAAAAACGCGAACGGCAGAGTTAGAAACTGCAATTGAGGAAGCGCAAACTGAAGAGGAAATGGCTGCTGTCGAAGAAAATGCCAGCAACCTTGAAACTGAAAAAGCAGAATTAGATGCCAAAAAGTCAAAGCTCGAAGGTGAAATATCTGAATTGGAAACTGAACTTGAGCAGTTAAACAGCAAAGTACCGACTAACCAAAAACGAACAAAAGAGGGGGCCATTGAAGGTATGAACAAATTCCAAGTCCGCGAATTAATAAAATCAGGCGAATACTACAAACGGAGCGATGTTGTTGATTTTTACGAGCAATTTAAAAATCTGCGCGCTGTATCAGGCGGCGAATTGACCATACCTGAAGTTGTCGTTAACAGAATCATGGATATTATGGGAGACTTTACGACTCTCTATCCTTTAGTTGATCGAATTCAGGTTAAAGGTACAACGCGTATCCTTGTGGATACGGATACCACTCCAGCAACATGGATGGAACAAGCAGGCGCTTTACCAGCTGGCGATGTAGGTACAATCACAAATATTGACTTCGATGGTTTCAAAGTTGGTAAAGTCACTTTTGTTGATAATTACTTATTGCAAGATTCCATCATCAATTTGGATGCTTATGTAACCAAGAAAATAGCACGCGCAATTGCAAAAGCGCTGGATGCTGCCATTGTCAATGGTGCAGGGGCTGCTAATAAGCAACCAACAGGTATCGTGCCAAGTCTTGCTGAAGATCATAAAGTATCTGTTAATGCAGATGATGATTTATTAAAAAATATGGTCAAACAACTCGGTCTCATTGATACCGGTGACGACAGTGTTGGTGAGATTATTGCCGTTATGAAACGCCAAACTTACTATAACCGCTTGGCTGAATACAGCATCCAAGTGGATGCAAACGGTAATGTTGTCGGTAAGCTTCCGAATTTAAGACAACCTGATCTGGTTGGGTTGCGTGTTGTATTCAACAACAATCTCAACACGGATGATGTTTTATTCGGTGATTTTTCCCAATATACATTGGTTGAACGTGAATCTATCACGATCGATAATTCAACACATGTAAAATTTAGTGAGGATCAAACAGCTTTCCGCGGCAAAGGTCGTTTTGATGGCAAGCCTGTTAAACCTGATGCTTTTGTCCTTGTCACTATCACTGATCCGGTAGCATAAGGAGGCGATAAATATGTCTAAATATGTTGTGGTAAGAAATTTCCGGGATGCTGAAGACGATATGTTCACATATCGTTTGGGACAAACATTTCCCAGAGATGGATACCAGCCATCTCAAGAAAGAATTAAAGAATTATCAACGGCCAATAATAAGTTAGGAAAAGTGCTCATTAAGGAAGTTAAAGAAGATAAAAAGACTAAATCCGAATTGCCGGTGGATCTTAGTGGTAACGCGGCAGCTGTAAAAGATGCCATTACATCCGATCTTGATAAAGAAACTCTTAAATTACTTCTGAAAAACGAAAAAGTGGGGAAAAAACGAAAAAGTGTTATCGAACATATTGAATCCCTACTCCAAGAAGTTGATGAGTAATGGATCAACAAACTAGAGACATACTGCTTGAATTATTGAAATTGGACTTAGGCATCACTCATAGTTTGAGAGATGCCTATTTTTCCAATCTCATAGAAAGCAGTCAGAAAGAAATCGAAAGGATGGGCGTTAGCCTTGACTTTACCATTGTGGATGATCAAATGCTTGTTGCTGATTATGCTGCATGGTCTTATCGTAAACGGCAGGAGGACATTCCATTATCTAAGAATCTTCAAATCCGTATAAATAACCGAATTATTAAGAAGGTGGGAACACCTGATGCCGTCACTTAAATCTTCCATTGGAAATAATCAGCACATATCACTTGATGATGTGTGCTTTTTAATTTCAATTTCGACTGTAAAAGATGAATTGGGTCAGGATATTGAAACAGAAACTCAGAGGCAAATCTTTTGCTCAAAGTTAAGCATTACGCGTTCGGAGTTTTCGGCTGCCGGTCAATTGGGTTACAAGCCTCAAATTTTATTAGTTGTAGACTCCGATGAATATGATCAAGAATCCAGAGTGAAATATGGTGGGAAGACATACACCATTTATAAAACCTTTCCTCGTATGGATGGATACACGGAGCTATATAGTGAGGTGGACATTGGTGGACATTAAAATCGGTAATCTGGTAAATGAAATCACCAGAGCTGTTCAACAATATACGCAAGACGTTAAAGATGAGGTTGAAAAGGCGGCTGATGAGATATCCAATAATATGGTGAAAGCTATTAAACATGGTAGTCCCAAACTTACCGGGAATTATGCCAAGGGGTGGGGGAGAGTCAAAACAAAAAATGGTTTTATTATTCGCAATCGTACTGATTATCAACTCACTCATCTATTAGAATATGGGCATGCAATGCGTTCAGGTGGAAGGGTGGCAGCACATGTGCATATACGACCTGTTGAGGAACATTACGTTAAACAATTTGAAAAACGCGTAGAGAAGGTGATAAAAGGATGACTATTATTAAACTTAAAAAAATATTAGACAAAACTGGTTATCCGGTCGCTTATTCTCATTTTGTTGCCACCGAACAAAACCCGGCACCAGACCCACCATTTATTATTTACCTTGTTGCTTATTCTTCCAATTTAATGGCTGATAACAAAGTTTTTAAAAAAATTGATATTGCTCAAGTTGAACTTTACACAAAGAAAAAGGATCTATCGGTTGAAAAAGTATTGGAGGACTTATTTGAGCAAAACGATATCCCCTGGGATGCCACAGATACTTGGATCGAATCTGAAAAACTATACCAACGAATCTATGAAATAGGAGTGATTTAGATGCCTAACAAAGTGAAATATGGCTTGAAAAACGTCCATTATGCACCGATTACTGTTGGCCAAGACGGAAAATTCACTTATGGTACACCAATACCCATCCCTGGAGCGGTTGAATTGTCTCTTGAACCGCGCGGCGATATGGTAGAATTTTATGCCGACGATATGCTTTATTTTAGTGCTCCCAACAACCAAGGGTATGATGGAACACTATCTATTGCCTTAATACCTGAACAATTTGCGGTTGACTGCCTTGGAGAGGTGAAGGACGATACTGACATGGTGTTAACAGAAAAAGCCGATGCCAAGCCAAAGCCGTTTGCTTTTCTCTTTGAATTTGATGGTGATGTTAAAGCGACTAGGCATGTCATGTATAACTGTACTGCCAATCGACCAAAGGTATCCGGCGCGTCTAAAACCGATTCAGTTGATGTTCAACCTGATGAATTAACGTTTGTTGCAAGCCCTCGGCCAACGGATCGAGCAGTGAAAACAAAAACGACTGATACAACTCCTGCTGCTGTTTACGATGCATGGTACACAGCAGTATATGAAAAGACACCGGCGGTTTAAAAAGGTGATCTGAGATGGAAAAAACAATAACTATTGACGGCAGAGACATTCGCTTTAAATCAACTGGAGCAACACCACTGAGATATAAAGCTCAATTCGGCAAGGATTATTTTGCAGAAATATTGAAGCTTAACTCATTAAAAAACATTAACGAAAAGGAAATTAAACCGGAAGACCTCGATGGAGTTGACTTTGAGGTCTTTTATAATATTGCCTGGGCATTGGCCAAGACAGCCAACAAGGATATTCCGGACCCGCTGACTTGGCTTGATGAGTTTGAAGAGTTTCCGATGATTGATATCATTCCGGAACTGATTGAGTTAATTCTTTCCTCGTTAAAAACAAAAAAAAAGTAAATGAAAGAGAGCAAGGAACAGATGGGGAGGATATTACGACCGATTCGTTCCTTGCTCTTTCTTATAAGTTGGGATTGACGAAACCAGATTTGGAAGACATGACCGTTGGTATGTGCCTGGATTATATTTATGAATCTATCGAATTACATCAACCTAAAAAGAAAACGAAAGCAAGGCAAGCAACTCAGTCCGATTTTGATGCTTTTTAATGGCAGGTGATAAAGCATATGGACAAGCGTATAAAGGGTATTACGATTGAAATTGGCGGCGATACGGTTGGACTTGATAAAGCTTTAAAAGATGTAAATAAACAAAGTTCGAATCTACAGAGTGAATTAAGTGCCGTTCAAAGATTATTAAAGTTTGACCCAGGAAATGTTGAAGCATTAACACAAAAGCAAAGCTTGCTTTCTCAACAAATAGAAGTTACATCACAAAAATTAAGTCAGTTAAAGGAAGCAGAACAACAAGTACAGGAGCAATTTCAACGCGGTGATATAACTGAAGAACAATATCGAGCTTTTAGGCGAGAAGTAGAATTTACGCAAGGTTCTTTAGATAGACTTAAGCAATCTTTAATTGACTTAGATCAAGAACAACAGCGTTCTGCCCAATATACAAAGCAGTTGGATACTCTCTTTCAAGCCACTGGTACAAGCATTGATGATTACGCTCAAACTCTTGATATTCGATTGGTAAACGCCATTAAAAGTGGCACAGCTAATTCCAAACAATTGGATGATGCAATATCTAAAATTAGCCAAGAGGCACTGGGTGCTAAAGTTGATATTGAAAAAGTAAAGACAGCTCTGGATTCAATTGATGATGGCAAATCTGCTGAAAATGTAAGGCAAGAGCTCCAAAAATTATCGAAAGAAGCTGACGATACCCGTCAAAAATTTAAGGAGCTTGACATCGATTTAGAAAATGTTTTAGGTGCGGCAATGGCCGGTGGCGGGATCGAAGGCGCCGTTGAAAAGTCGTTGGACCTATCATCACTCAATACAAAAATTGATATTACTTTTGATGTTCCGGAGTCGTCCAAGAAATCAGTTTATGACGCAGTCAAAATAATAGAATCGTATGGCGTTGATGGCGAAGCTGCCCTTGAAGGGGTTCGTCGTCAATGGGCGTTAAACAAAAATATCAGCGATGAAACGAATGCCTCCGTCGTAAAAGGTGCTGCGGTTATAGCTAGCGCTTATGATGGCATCGACTTTACTGAACTCATTCAAGAAACAAATGAAATTGCAAGCGGGTTAAAAATATCAAATCAGGATGCATTGGGATTAGTAAATTCATTGCTTAAAGCAGGTTTTCCACCAGATCAACTCGATATCATTAGTGAATATGGAGAACAATTACAGCGAGCCGGGTTTAATGCCGAACAAATTCAGGCTATTTTTGCCGCAGGAATTGATACTAAAACATGGAATATCGATAACCTAATGGACGGTTTGAAAGAAGGAAGGATCCGTCTTGCTGAATTTGGTCAAGCAGTTCCCCAGGCAACGGCTCAATTATTAAAAAATACAGATATATCAACAAAACAGCTTCAAACATGGGGACAACAAGTTGCCGCGGGCGGAGCACAAGGCCAAAAAGCTATGGCGGAAGTTGCACACGCACTAAGTAATGTAAAAGATAAGACAACCCAAAACGCTCTTGGTGTTCAGATATTTGGGACTATGTGGGAAGACCAAGGAAGTAATATTCTTTCTACCTTGATTGGGGCACAAAAACAAACGGTTAATTTAAAAGCAAATCAGGACCAATTAAATGATTCTGTTTCGAAAATGAATGCTAATCCTGCCATACAAATGAAACAGGCAATAACCGAATTACAATTGGCGATGACGCCATTGCTTACAGTGATCGCAAGCATAATTTCAGCAATTGCCGGATGGATTCGGGAACATCCACAGCTTGCAGCTGCCATTACCGCAGTTGTAACGGCCATCGGTATCCTTGTTGGTTTATGTATGGCTTTGGCTCCTGTTTTCATCACTTTATCTAGTGCAGCGACAATGCTTGGTGCTAGCGTTGCAGCAATTGCTACTCCAATATTGCTAATTATCGCGGCTATTGGTGCACTAGTGGCCATAGGGACCGCTCTATATAAGAATTGGGATTCTATCAGGGAATATGCTGCAACCGTTTGGGCAGCAATATTGGGAGTTATCCAACCTGCAGTCGAAGCCATTAAAAGCTTTATTTTGAATGAATTCGGCGCTGTTAAAGAATGGTGGATGGAGATTTGGCCGGACTTAAAACAAGCCTTTGAAAACATATGGAATGGGATTAAGACATTCATTGAGACTTTGATCAATCAAATCGTTGCTATTTTTAAATGGGCATGGCCATATATTCAGCAAATCATTCAGACGGTTTGGGGAGTCATAAAGACTGTAATTGAAAGCGCGCTAAGAATAATTATGGATATTATTTCTGCATTTGCTATGTTGTTTACCGGTAACTGGTCAAGCTTATGGAACAACATTAAAGATATCCTTTCAGCGATTTGGGATGTAATCAAATCGGTCATAGGCGGTGCGTTGAATATTATCCAAACGATTATAAGCGCAGCATGGAATGTAATAAGTTCAGTAACATCGACAGTTTGGAATGGAATTAAAGCATTTTTCGACGGCATATGGAACGGTATACAAAAGGGTGTAGGGAAATTTAAAGAAGCGTTTCTAAAAACTTGGGATGGGATAAAAGCAGGTATAAAATCAGTTATTAATCCCATTATAGGCTTTATAAATGGATTAATTTCTGGCCTTGAGAGTATGATCAACGGTTTAGCAAGCGCAATTAATAGCATTCCTAAATTCCATGTTCCTGATTGGGTACCTGGTATCGGCGGAAAAGATTTTGGCTTACCTACCATAGGTATGATTAGTTTGCCTCGAATTCCGTCGCTTGATGTAGGAACGAATTATGTTAAACGTGGTGGCCTAGCTTATTTACATGAAGGGGAAGCTGTTGTTCCTAAAAAGTACAATCCGGCAGCTGGTGGTAAACAGGAACAAAACATAAATATAAACATTTACTCACCAAAACCATTGGATCCATATGAAACATCAAGACTGACTCGTAATGCTCTTAAGGAGATGGCAATGCAAGTTTAAAGGCGGTGCATTCACTTGCAATACGAAAAACTTATATTTGATAACAATAGAGGGCAAACACTTGAAATATCAGTGTTGAGCCCTTTTTTCTTAGAATCGGCTGATGGTTTAGATGCAATGGAAAATGAACTATTTTCAACTACGAACTTTGCTGAGGATGGGATAACATATTCCGGAAGCAGAGTAAAGGAAAGAAATATAGTCTTAAAGGGACGTATTAGGGAAGATAAAGAAATTAATCGTCCGAAATTAATAAGTTTTTTTAATCCTAAACATACATTTACATTGCAGTATACAAATGGACAAATTGAACGTTTCATTAAATGTAAAGTGGAAAAAACGCCTGTCATAACAAGAAAAAAATATCCGGAGTATATGATTTCGCTTTTGTGTCCAAAGCCATGGTGGTATGACAAGGAAATAAAAATTGACATTGCTTCTTGGATCGGGTCTTTTGAGTTCCCATTAGAGATTGTTTTTCCAGGCATTGAAATAGGGTACCGCGAACCATCCTTAATCGTGAACGTCAATAATGACAGTGATAATCCTGCTCCCATGCGAATCGAATTTAGAGCTTTAGGGACACTTACCAATCCATCAATTGTAAATGTTGAAACTCAAGATTTGATAAAAATTGAAAGAGAAATGGAAGCAGGGGACGTTATTACGATAAATACCGAGCGAGGTAATGAGTATGTACAATTAACCAGGAACGGAATCATCACTAATGTCTTTAATGATCTATCAATAGATTCCAATCCGCATTTTATGGCCGATGTAGGAGACAACCTTATACGTTACGACGCTGAAAGTAATGTTGAGAACTTAGAATGTAGCATCTATTTTACTCCACAGTACGTGGGGGTGTAGTATTTGCTTTACGTATATGATTCAAATTTAAAAAGAATAGGTATGATCGGCTCTTTTTCATACTTATTATGGAGAAAACGCTATTCGAAACACGGTGAAGCAGAACTTCACGTTGATGCTTCAAGCAAAAACATACAGCTTTTACAAATAGGTAATGTTCTATTTAGAAGTGATGATAGTGAGGCAATGTATATATACTACCGAGGATTTAAGGATGATGAAGAAGGACGAGATATCCTTACTATTAAATGTTTTTCACTTGTTAGGTGGTTAGATCGTCGTATTTTATGGGGAATATACAATTTTAACGATACTCCAGAAAATATTATTCGTTCGATGATAAATAGTGAATGCATAGCTCCAAACAATCCAAATAGGATTATTCCACAAATAAAATTAACTGAATCAAAAGGGTTTGGGACACCAATTCAATTACAAGCATCTTATGACAATCTATTACAAAAAATTGAGGACCTATGCAACACATATGAGATCGGTATAAGGTCTATGTTTGACGGAAGAAATCTTTTTTATGATGTATACGAAGGTACTGATAGGAGTATCAATCAAACTACAAATCCCCGTTGTATACTTTCAAAAGACTTTTCTAATGTTATTACCAGGGATTATGAAGAAGCTGACAATGACTATAAAAACACGGCATTAATAGGTGGAATTGGTGAGGGTAATGCCAGGAAATTTGCAACTATTGAACAGGGGGCCGGCTTGAACAGGCGTGAATTATTTGTAGATGATCGAAACTTGCAACAAAAAGATGAGGATGATAATCCAATTTCTGACTCCGATTATATTCTTTTGTTGAAACAGGATGGACTTGAAAAACTACTTGAAAATGAAATTGCAATCTCATTTGACTGTGAGCTTGATGTTACGAAAGAAAATACCAAGTATGGCCGTGATTTTTTCCTTGGTGATATTATTACAATCCGCGATGACAAGCTTGGCATCATTATGAACAGCCGGGTTATCGAGATTGATGAAGTTTTTCAGAATTCAACTAAAACAATCAATGTTACGGTTGGAAAGTCAGTACCAACATTAACTGAAAAGATTAAGAAGGCGGTGAAAAAATGACAATAAAAAGCGGGATGTTTAATTCGGTAAATGGAGATCGGAAATATAAAGCAGAGGACTTTGCCGCATATTTTGCTACGTTTATCGCGAACGGTGTATTTCCTAACCCAAGTACCGGTTTTCAGGTCATAGCTAATGGAGATATGTCAGTTACATTAAAGCCCGGAAAAGCTTGGATAAACGGCTATTACATCACCAATGACGCTGATTATAACTTGACCATCGATGTGGCCGATGGGGTTTTAAATCGAATCGACCGCATTGTGCTGCAGCTTAATTATCTAAACCGGGAAATTCAACCACTTGTCAAAAAAGGTACTTTTGCAAGTTCGCCAGTGGCGCCAGCTCTTCAAAGGGACGCAGATGCTTATGAGATTGCCCTTGCTGACGTTTATATTGGCAAGGGAGTACTTAGTATCTCACAAGCTAATATAACTGATTTACGTTTAAATAATGAAGTATGCGGAATCGTCCATGGCACCGTTGACCAAGTTGACACCACAACCATATTTAATCAGTACCAGGATTGGTTTAACCAAACAAAAAGCTCCACCGAAACGGAATTAAGCCGATTTGAAGCTAATCAAGAGCAGCAATTTAATGATTGGTTTGCAGCAATCCAGGACATTTTAGACGGTGATGTGGCTGGTAATTTAGCGAATAGAATTACTAGTTTGGAGGATACGGTTAATGCGCATTTGGTTGATAATGTGAAACATATAACGGCGACAGAAAGAACGACATGGAACAGTAAAGCAACCCCTAACGATGTCAGAAAGAGTGTTGAGCAAACCGACTATCAGATATTTAAAAGCAATAAGGATGAAAATGACATTTTCACCACCGTTGAGTACAAAAGGCCAGATGGCACGCTCGCGATCCGATCCGTTTTAAGCGGGGGTACAAGCCCGCTATATACAACAAGGACAATTACCTATTACGGACTAGATGGTACAACTGTCGAAAAAACAACGTTAAGAACCCTTTCCTATGATGATGACGGCATTTTGATAAGTGAGGTGTGATAATGAGTATCGACATTAGGGATCACGGCGGGGCGTATGGTAATAGAGGCAGTGCCGTTAAAGGTAGACACCTTGTTACTGCCGCTCGATTTGATGAAATAGTACCATGGAACTATAATTCGTATTTTTTTCAATATGGGGACTATTTGTTGGCTATCGATGGGTCTACTTCAGTTACTTTAACAGTTTATAAACTTTCTCATGACTTAAAGACATATACTCGTCTAGGGGCTTCCAGTTTAGCATCTGTTACAAAACCAAGTCTTACTGGCTTCCGTGTTTTAGAAGTTCTTGTATCTGTAGATTTCGATAACATTTATGTAAATATGCAGGGGTATAATGGATCGTCATATGAATATTATACCCTGAAGATTAACCTAACAGATTTTTCGAGAACCGACATAGGCGCGCCGACTACAGATGCATACCAATCTATGTTTAGCTTGATCTATGCGGATAAAAACTATTTGTACAGCATATCGCAACGACACGTGACTAAGTTCAAGGTATCTGATATGAGTATAATACAACAAGGAACTAGCTCGTTTGGCCCTCCTTATTCATGGGGGGATTATCCGGACTACGCCAACGAGAGAACCAGATTTTACAATAGTAATAACAATAAAGTTTATTATTTAGATAATAGTTCTGGTTCAACTTATTATGTGTATGATTTGATTAATCTAACTTTTTCTCAAGTTAAGGTTCATCCAACAGGTGATTTAAGATTAAACGGTCTTCGGGGGTTTTATGGTAACGATAGGTATTTGATTTATTTGCCATACGACGCTTATAGCCCAATAACATATTACTTTGCAAAAGCGAGTGCAGTAGATGGATCTATTATTACGTTATCCTACAACATGTCAGTACTCAGTAACCCAAAAGGGTTTAGATTAGGCACCTATTGGCATCAAGTTCTGTTCTTTGACCAAAAGGAAAATTTGTTATGGATTGCAACATCTGATATAATTTCAGGTTCTTCTACTTATTATTACCCTGATTATTACTTGGTGGCAATAAATCCAGATACTCTTGAAGTTGTTGATATGCTATATATGGGAGAAGATGGGACACAAAACACATTTAGCATATTAACGTCAGACCAATTAAGCGGTCTTTATCTTGACGCTTATTACATCCATAAACGTAGACAATTACTAGATATGGAGTCTAAAGTTTTAAGAATTATTGAGAAGTGAGGAGGAGCAGAATATGGTATTCCTATGGGTGAATTCAGATAATGTAGTGGAAGGCTATCACTATAAACCCTTTGACGAAATTGACGGTATGCATAAGACCAAGGAGGAACTTTTGCAAATTGGAAAATTAGTTGATAGTGTACCTGAACCGACCCCCGCTGAGGGTCAAGGATATGTTGCTAAATACAATCCTGCAACTAATACTGTATACTATGAGTATTTTGATTTGCCACCAAAACCGCCAACAGTAGAAGACCAACTCAAGCAATTTCAAGACCAAATTTCATCACAACAAGAGGCGATTGCAGAATTGACGATTTTGTTGTCATCAATGACTAGTTAATTGAAAAGGGGGTGATGGGAAATGACGTTTACGAAAGACAGTGGATTAGTAAAAGTTTGGGTAAGTTTAGTGTTAGCAGGTACTTATTCCTTGGAGCAAGTACCAGTACTATACAACTTAAAAGATGTTGTCACAGAAGTAGTTAATGGACAAGTTGCTTAAAGCGTACACTGAGTAGGCTTTTTTATTTTTCCTTATTTTGAACTATAATTAAGATATTCAGCAAAAAAAGAAGAAAATCTAGTAGATTCCTTTTGGATAAAGCCGTTTTTGTTTGCGGACTGCTAGATAAGGTAGTTAGTGTATTTTGTTACCTTAAGCCCTCTTTTATATAATGAAAATAGCAAAGAAAGGGGGCTTAAGTATGAGAAATTATGCAGAAGAAATTCGTAATGATTTTCCTTTTCTACAAGAAATAAGGATAGAGCAGCAATTAGATCAGTATGCAAATTCGACCATTATTCTTTCAGCAAATTTACCTAGTAAATTAGTAAAAATATTACTAGAACTGTCTAATGGTGGGAACAGATGCATGATGGTGACGTTTAATGTAATAGGAAATAGAGTGATATTTTCTTGTGATTCCATAAATAATATGTATCCATTATTTACTACTTTAAAGAATTATTATTAATTTCTACTGAAAGGGCGCTTTAAATTTAAAGTGCTCTTTTTAGTTATCAGCTTTTACACTCAGGACGATGATGTGCAGTAAAAACAGTCACGCGGGGTACATTCACCCTAGAGTGTATGTTTTTAAACGTACACTCCATTAAAATGACTGAGTTCTTAGCTAAGCTGTTAACGTGACTAATTATAGGTTACACAACACCAAAAATACTTAGTTCAATAAGAGTCTTTTTTAGGGCTTTTTATATTTTTTCATGGGATATAATAAATTCTCATGGTAAAATATTCATATGTGAGGTGAAAAATATGATATTTTATCATGGTACTTCTAAAAAATCTGGTGAAAAGATACTTCAAGATGGAAAAATACTAACTAATGCTCCAAAAGTATATGGAAAAGGACACTTAATAAAAGAAACTACTGATGGCTATGTTTATTTAACAGACAAAATTAGTTGCGCGATAGATTATGGAGTGAATGCTTGTCTTCTTGAAAACTCTAAAAGTCTTTCAGAGGACATTTATGTGTTTAAAATCGAAGTTGATAAAGAAGAAGTAGAAATTGATTTTGATGAAATAGATGTGCAAAAATGCTCCATTCCCGATATTGAATCAAAAGTTGTTGATATAGAAACTTCTTTAGAATATTTGTGTTCGGTAAGAATCCCAAGAAATTTATTGCTAAATGATGATGTTAAAGAATATTTTACTAGTCCTTTATATGGAAAAGTAGTGTATGAATCAAAGCGAAATAAATTAAAAAATGAAGTTATTGACGGGATGGTTAACTGGGTACGAATATAATATTTATTATTTTTAAACAGCGCGACTAAGCATCTCAATTTGAGGTGCTTTTTCTTATGGGAAAAAAGGAGGGTACAATTTTGGACAAAATCTTTAAAACTATCATTACAGTAATTGGTGCAGTGATCGGATATCTGTGGGGGTGGTCGCCATTGTTACCTATTTTACTCATCTTTGTCGTACTCGATTATGTATCTGGGATGATGGCGGCCTTCACCGAGGGTAAGCTAAACAGTTCCATCGGATTCCGTTCTATTCCGAAAAAAATCATGATTTTTGTTATCGTTGCAATTGCCCATTTAATAGATACAAGTTTTGGAGATAGCCACATGTTTAGAGATGCGGCTATCTTCTTTTATTTGGCGAATGAGTTATTATCCATCATCGAGAATGCAGGACGTATTGGATTACCTATCCCAAGCCAGTTAACCAAAGCCATTGAAGTGCTAAAAGGGAAAGGAGAGGATGAAAAATGA